CTCCCTGCTCTACAGTCTGCGCCGGAATCACAACAATCGGATTCCTACCGTGCCCCTACAAGCCAGCGCGCCGGCGCCGGAATTCGCTCATATGCGACCGAAAGCACCAGCTCTGGCTGTGGCTGCCTAGTGATGGGATTTCTCTGCACAGTCGGCTCGATCACTGCCTTGCTTCTCATCTTCGGCTGATTACGGGATCATCGCTATCCCATTAGCCCGCGCTGTGCCGCATGTGATCCGCCAGTAGACCGCCCCCGAGCTGAGGCCCGAGGCAGAGAAGCTATGTGCCCTACCGGCCGCTGTGGAGTTAGCGTCCCCCGCATCGTCCGAGCTGCTTGGCGCCGTGCTCGCCACCCCCACCTTGCACGGCGCGCCAGATGGAGCCACCCACGTGAGCGCCAGCGCACCAGCACCAGGTGCGACGCGGACGGCCGTGATCCTATCGCGCGGCACAAAGGCATACTCAGGAGCCGTCATGCGGCTCTGTTGCCCAGCGAGGTTACCCATCACCCGTTCCCAGGCCCGGCGGCCGCTGCCGGACGGCAGCACGTACTCTTCATACATCGCCACTGCGCTCGCCCACAGATTCGGGTATGAGTGCCCGACCGCGTTCCCATTCCAGGCTTGGCGCGTCCAGTCGAATGCCGCGCCAGCCGAATGCGCGACCGCCGCCGTGCCGAACATGCCTCGGCCGCCGGCGCATACGGTGAGCGTGCTCTGATTCGTGGGTGCATTCTCAGTCCACCCACAGATCTGGACCCACTCATTTTCAATCCGGACCAAGCTCGGCACGAAGAACTCCGCCAACGGCGTCGGAGCCGACGTGTGCGCATCATTCACGTACAGCGTGGTTGCCGAATTCGTGACTCCAGCAGCCAACGTGCTGGACTTAGGAAAGAGGGCCATATACTCCGCCCACGTCGCCGGCAGTGCGTTGCTCTGCCCAATCGTTGGGCTGGTGTAGTAATCCGCATAGTGCGGATTGGCCCCTGGATCAGTGGCCCACCCAATCACATACTTGGCGGTCTCGGCATTGCTGAACCTGAACAACGGTTGCCCCGTGGTCGAATGGCGGAATGCGCCGGTGTCCTCAATGAACTTCTTTGTCCATAGGAAGTAATCCAGCATGAAGGAGCCGTAGGCGCGCTGCTCCGCCCAAAGCTGATGCCCGATGTTGTTCGGCTGACCCTTCATCTGCAAGTGCCGGCCGGAACACCATGGGGAGACGACAGATGTCTTGCGATACGCAACTACTACGGTGCTTCCCACGGCGACTGGACTTGCCGCATCGTCTTGAAACACCGCGAATCCACCCGGCGTGTAGTACCAGTCCCGCCCGGAATCTACACCTCGCACCCCCACTGTCTTCGCGACACTGTCGACCGTGACACTGGTCACCGAATAGGCTGGATCTGGCAGACCAAGCGTCTTTGTGACGCCGTTTAGCTTGTACGTCAGATACCCGTTCCAGTCAGTGCTGCTTGAGCTGGTGTGCGTGACAGAGGCCGAGCCGAGATCCGCCCCGCGGCAGAAATTCTGTCCTGTGGTGATGCCCGCGTTGCCTCCGGACACGCCCAACACCCCCTCCCACATCTCGTCATTCTTTTGCAGAATCCGAGTGAAATACGCCTTCTCCGGCCGCGCCGATGGCGCCAGCAGCGCAGCCATCCCGACTTCGCGGAGTGACCAGGCCGACGCCCTCACATTCCCCCAGAGGTAGAACAGACTCCAATCGCTGCATCGCGAGTAATAGTAGTAGCAGCCGTATGACTCCTTAGCGGCCATGTAAGCAGCCAACCCGAACTGCCCGAGCAAATACGAGTAGCGGCCGGACAACATATACGGCACCGCGAAGGGCGATGGCATATGCGCGGCATCAATTGTCCAGCCCTTCGTGTAGGTCGTATCAGGCGCACGATTCCCTGAGCACGGCCCACTCGTACACACCGGGACCATCTTGTCAGTGCCATCCCACGGCTCCCGCTCTCCGGAGAGCCATTCCGGCCTGGCGTAAGTTGATGGCACCCGCCCGAATGCAGGAGCCGTGTGTCCCTCATCAAACCAATACCTCTGACCGTCCGTTGGCGAGTCCCGCAATGCGCTATTGTCGTACTCCAGGTAGAGCATCGGGATCGTCAGGCCGGCGTCCGCGTTGCCCAGCACACCCTTGTCGTACAGCTCTTTTCTCTGCGCGACCGTGTAGGTCGCCGTGTCCCCCATCGCATAGCCATAGGTAACATACCACCGCGGGATCAGGCCGATGTCGCCGCGGCCGCCGGTCCCTGGGATGTATTGCTGCCAATTGCCACAGGAGCCATTCCCAGGATTACAGTCCTGCGGGTCGCCACCGCCGACACTACTGTTGTAGCCAGCGATATCGGTGCTCCCCTGTCGCTGCTGGCGCCAGTCAAACGGCGGTAGAACACGAGAGTAGATCATGTACCGCAGATTCCAATCCACCTGCACCGCCGCCGGCGCCGCGCCATCCCAGAAATAGCGCGAAAACCCCGTATTCCGGGGCATATCCCACCCGGCCTTTGAATACACCGTAGCGCCACCGCTGCGAGTGACGCTCAGATCAAACACCTGCCGCTGCAACCTGGTCGTAGCCGCATTCAGCGCGATCGCCTCCACCTCCACACCTGACCAGCCGCTGTAGAACGTCGCCACAAAGAGCGGGTGGACGCTCTTGTAGATGCTGGCCGACGGCGCTTGCCAGGCGCCCGCCACATACTCCCAACCAAAATCGAACGCTGGATCCGGCCGCGTGAAATCCTCCACGATCACCTGCGTCGCGTACGGTCCCCGAAGACGATAAGACAGCGCTCCCGTTGTGAGGATAGTTCGAGCTGACGCAGAATACGTGACCCCGTTGGCCGTGCCCGAAATCGCCGCATCCCACGTGCCACCAGCAAATGCGAGCATGCCCGCCTGATCGAGCGCGGCGGCCTGACACGTCGCGCGATTGCCGAGGTGGCATGGATTGACGTCGGACACGAAATCAACGATGACATTCCCATTGGCTGGGATTGAAACCGGCAGGCTGATAAATGCCGCCATGACACTCCCATCCGGCCAGATGGACTCCACATCGACCTGCCAAGACGCCGGCACACTACCTCCGACTCGCGGCTTGGGATACACCCCAGCAAACTCCCCCTGCGCAAAATACCGGTGAATCGTCCGAGGCTGGTTGACCTGGTCAGCACCCGACGCATCATAGATGCGGACGCCGTTGTGCAGACTGGTCTCCATGCCAGTGAGCAGCAACACAAGGACAGGCAGTAGGTACCGCATCAGTTCCTCTTCCTGGCATTGGCCGTTGAGACGGTACGGTTATAGGCCGCAAAGTCGACCAGCAGATTCTTACTCGTGGTGTCGAGCGTTATGGCCGCGAACCCTAGGCTGTATTTGTTGCTGCTGCCATCCGGGACCGTGGCGGCCGTGTCGCACCCCGACAGGCAAAACGAATGCTCGGTTCCTCCGTCCCATCGCAGGTACACCTTGGTTCCGTCTGTGCGCCAACAGGCACTATGGAATCCGGTGTCGCCAGTCACGCCGGTGTCGTAGGTCCCCGCTGTGCCACCGTATGCCCCCACTCTCATCTGCCACGTGGACTCTGTCGACGTTGCGTTGTAGTAGAACCATGCTTTGTTTTCAGAATCCGAGACGTTGTACCCCTCGCCGGTCAGCGTAACTCCGATGCGCGCCTTGAATTGCGTGGTGGCCGAGAGCGCCACCGCCACGCATGCCTCCTGTCCGGTCGCGCGCAGATTGAATCGACCATGGTCATAGTTGTAACTATCGGTGTGGAGAATCAACCCGGTGTTGGCCACAGTCCCCGTGGCAATCTGCGCCACGCCGGGATTGTCCACCGTCCCGTTGCCTTGCGTGATGGCCTGCCCGGATGGGCTTCCGATATTGCGATAACTCCAAGTCTGGTCGGAGTACATGGAGCCGCCGGAGGGGACGAGCGCGAAAAAGTCGTCTCTCCACCAGACGGATCGCATATCCACGGGGTCAAAGCTCGTGCCTCCACCCCCGGCCGCGATCTCCGTTTCGACGCCAGAGGAGTTCAGTCGGTACCACTTTCCGTCGGCCTTCGGGTAGAGCTTTTCAAAGCCAGCCGCCGCGGCCGCCGGCGTGGCCGACTGTATGGCGAACTCAATGGCGCCCTGCGCTCGATCAGCAATCGCGTGGCGGTTCACTACCGCCAGCAACACCAGCAGCACAATCGCGAGATGGATGGATCGTTGTTTCATCAGAAGCTCCTCAAGATCTGCACCGTAAACGCCGCGCCCGAAATCGTGCCGGTGCTCCCGCCCAATCGGCATAGCCGCAAGGTCACCTGCCCGGCCGCGCTCACATACTCCGCCCCAACCACGATTCCCGCCGGCAGAGTGTTGGGCAAACTGAACTTCACCACATCGCCCACGGCGGCCCCCGCCAAGGCAAGGCTCTGCTCCTCGCACGATCCCGTGCCACCGAAGGTGGAAAAGCTCAGACTACCCGAGGCACTGAAATACGTCGGCACCGTGGCGGGATTCACACGGAATGGATTCTCGGGTGATCCGTCGCCAAGCAATCCCATCCCAGAGACCGCGCCACCACCGCCGCCACTCGCGCACACTGCCCACTCCGCATCTGTGCCGGCACTGTTCAGCGCCAGGCACTTCGCTCCATTTCCCGCATACGCCGGCAACAGAGCCTGTCGAGCCGCTGCTGCAGTGGAGCCACCTGTACCGCCCTGGGCCACTTGCGCAATGCCGCTGATTTGCGAGAACGCATAGTCGTTCGCCGCCGCCACCACCGCGCCCGTACGCCCAAACACACTGGCCACTGCACCGCCGCCGCTCGATCCGGAGCCACCAGAGGTGACGGAGCAACTACCCGTGAACGCCGGCGCAAAATTCCAGGTCATCGCGTTACTCGTCTTTACGGTTGTTTCTGGTCGAACAACGGCCCCTGTGGAATCCACACATTCAGATGAGTAGTAGAGGCTTCCCCAGTTGTGCGTGATCGTAACGCTCGCCTGAGATACCACCGTTGCTCCAACGCTCGACCCTGGCGCTCCCGCTGGGCCCTGAATCCCCTGGATGCCCTGCGACCCCGTATCACCCTTATCCCCTTTTGCGCCTTGCGGGATGGCAAAATTCAACACCGCCGCGGCGGCCGTCCCCACATTCGTCACAGCGGCGGCCGATCCCGCCGCCCCGGTCGACACCGTACCCACCGCGACCGAAGCCGCAGCGCCCGGCGAACCAGTCGGGCCGGCCGGCCCTGCCCCGCCACTCGCATTCACCTGACACGTCACTCCGGATGTACTGGCGTAATTGAGCGTCAGGCTCGCGATGGGATTGGACCCAGCAACCGAATACGACGTCCATGCAACCGGCGCGGTCGCCGTGCGGCACGCGAACAGCGCTGGACTGATCGCCGCCAAGTTCAGCGACGTGATATCTAGCGTCATCGACGTGGATGCTCCCGCCGTCGTCTGAAACACATTGGCTACGCCGCCGCCGCCTGACGAACACCCGAAACATACCTGTGCCGGCGCCAGACGAGGCGCCAACAGAATCATGATCAGCACAACGAATCGGTACATGCCTTCACCTCAATTTCCGCGCACTTCCCGCGGCGACCACTTACCAAGAGCCACCTTCATCTCGCCCACTTCCCTACTCACATCGGTCAGAGCATCCACCGCCCGCTCCTCACCGCGGAGCACTTGCTCCACCAATCCGCCAAACCTCTCCTCGCTTGCCGCTCGCTCCTCTTTCATCTGGAGGAGGAGGGCGCTCAACTGTGCCTCCGATGCCTTTCGATCAGCCACCGCCTGTTTCAAAAGCTGCATCACCAACATGTAAAAGGCGGCCGCTGCCAGGCCGGCGATGCCGTAGTTCTCCCAGGCGGGAGATGTTGGAGCCGCCTGGACAAAGGCCGCGAAAACGGGCGAGGAGAGAGCGAGACTCAGGATTGTTACTTGCATCCGCGGCCTATCTTTCATGGGATTTTGAAGTCCGCGAGCCGGAGCTCGCGGACATGGGTTGACACAACAGCCAGGCGCTACTTGGGCGGATTCTTCACCGTGCCGATGATGCCCTTCACCTGCCCGGCGACCTGATCCATCAGCTTGCTGTCAGTGGCACTCAACATGCCGGAGATGATGGCGACGGTTTTCACCGTGTCGCAGATGGCCGCGTGCTCTGGCGCGATCGCCTTCGTCACCTCGCCACCGACACAGATCACGGCGGCCGCCGTGGTCCGCCAGTTGTCCACGAACACTCGCTTGAGCCATTTCATAGATCGCGCTCCTTATCTGCGACTGCCCTACTCCTGCACCGGCGCCCAATAGGCGAAGCCCCCGCCGAATCCGGGTCGGAACCGCTTGATAAACACGCCGCGGGCCTCCTTCACCTTGGCGCCGTTGGGATAGAGCTGACTCCCCGGCAGTGTCGCGAACTCGCCGGGATCGTCCTCCTCGCCCACCGGACTGATGGCCGGCTCATACGGCGCTGGCGCCGGAACCACGGGAGGCGGCGGAGGCGGCGGCGCTTGCGTGAGCGGATACGGGTAGCCGAACGACATCGCCCAGTACAACGCCAGGCCTTCGGCCGATCCGATGATCTGGGGCATCTTCTGCGTCTCGCCGATCTGCGTCAGCTCGCGGATGAAGTGGGCCAGGCTGTTGGTGAGGTCCCCGTAGTCGGTCAAGCGTTTGGGTATGCTGGCCAGGGCGACGGTGTTGGTGTAGGTCTCGCCGCCGACCTCCAGGGAGAACATCACGTTCCAGTGGAGTTGAAGATCCTCAGGGATTGGCCCCTCAATCGCGGATAGCGGCACCCGGTTGTTGTCACCGATGCCCATGCCCGGCGGGGCCAGCAGGACGAACGGCTCATCCGAAAAGGTACCGATGCCGACCAACGTCAGAAATCGTTTCACCGCCCGGGCAATCCCCAGCGTACAGTTCTCGCTGGCCGTCTGCGCCGTGCCGAGCAGCATGACCTCGGACAATTTCCATTTGCTCATTTTTCTTCCTTCCAAGGGGTTTGTATCCAGACCTTCCGGCCCGGATCGTATTGGTACATCCAACGAACGCGCGGGCCTGGCCGCACGTCCACGTGCATCCAAGTGGGAGCCAGACCAAGCCCATTGATACTGGGAACCTGGCAGGCCATTTCGTAGAGATCGCGGCCGGAGATATTCCGGCTGCTGATGTCGGCGGCCGTACCGAGCAAGTGCTGGCTGGCACGCGCCCCACCGACCGCCGCGTTATGCCTCGGACAGCGATATCCGCCGCCAGCGTTGATCGTGATGGGAGCGCGCAGCTTAGCGCGAAGTTCCTCCAACGCGATCACCAGCCGTGGGCTCACCACCGCCTGCTGGCAGCACGGACACCGGAATTCTTCTCGAAGGAAGTTGGGAGAGAGTTGCATCATCTCATGCGCCTCCACGCGTTCACCAGCACCGCCAGCAGCACCATAGCGGCGGCCGCAAGAGTGATGATTGAGAGGGTCATTGCTGCGGGGCGGGCGGGTTGTAGGGCTGGACCGTCCAGGACTTCGAAGACGGCCCCGTTACGCCCCGAATCGTTGTGGACTGCACCACGCTGATGCTCAGGCCGATCTGATTCCGGCCAATGGAAAACTGCATCACTCCGCCAGCGGCGAGGGTGTCGGCGAGGTCCGCCGCGATGTCGTTGATTTGTTCTTCTGACATATTTCTCCTAAATCCATCCTGTTACTACTCCGTCTGACACGGTAATATCGTGGCCAGCCGGAACAGTCCCACTGAATCGTGGGGGCATAAATGTTAACCCGGTGATTATTCCGTTGGTTACAGTAATTCCCGGACCAGTTCCCGATACTCCATCAGATCCACCAACCTGGATGGCCGTAAAAAACCCCTTCCCGAGGCTTCCAACTCCATATCCGCCAAATGTGAAAAACGAAGGCCCGACTACAGGGCCGTCAAAACTTGCACCAAGTTGGCTGATGCTGGCGGCATGCCCAAAGCCGGTCGAAATATCCAGCGCCGAAGTGAGACTCAAAAACCCACCGCCCGTGATCTGGCTCACGCTCAAATTTCTGATGAAGGCGTCCAGTGCTGTCAGGCTATTGATGTGGGCCGCCACAATTACGCCCACATCAATCTGCGCTGTGCGGCCGATTAAATTGTTTGCCGAGGTTCGCGCCGTGATCTGCGCATCCGCGATCAGTTGCTCAGTGAGTGAGTAGTCTCCAACACCGACAACACCGGTGGTCACAACCCGCGCAAGGGCCGCCCCAACAGCATCGGCCGGCTCCAAAGAGATCATACTTACGTAGGCATAACCGCTATTTCCGAGCGTGTAGACCTTGATCCCCACCTTGACTGTGCCGGATGGAGCAGCCTGGGCGTTGACCGTAGTCTGCTGTACGCCAGGCGCAGCCGAGACCTGGGTGACCGGTTGGCCAGTCGCGATTTGCGCTCCGGCCGCATCGTAGAAGGCGCACTGCACCGCGAAGTTTCCGTTGGTCTCATTTTTGACCATTCCCCTCACGCGCCAATTGGATCCAGGGGCCGCAGTCTGGCGCTGATGCAATTGCGTGGCTCCGCTGCCGGTGGCCTGCATCCGCATTGCCGCCGTTCCGCCAAATCCATGCCCAGCTACCACAGCAAACCGAGAATCCAGAACAACAAGATTCCCCGATCCATCGACCGTCTTCCAGTCGCCTCCGCCGAAGGCGAACTGCGGGTCATTGATCCCATCGCGGGTGCTTACCAGATTCCCACTGGAGTCATAGCCCACACCCGCCGCTGGCTTGGGCATCCCTTCCCAGCCAACCGCATCAACGTCTCCAGTCCCACTGGCGGCCGTGGAGTAGCCCGGCACCAATTGTGCTCGCGTAGCGCCAGGCGGAGCCTGCACCAACATCTGGTAGCCGCTGTATGCGGTCGTAGTAATGTTGGGACCATTAGTGCTGGTGTTGGGACTCGGCAGGTATGCTCCCGCTGAGTCGGCCCACGCGATCCACGACTGCATCGACCCGGACGTCTGATTGCGCGCCTGCCAGACGGCCTTGTACCATTCGCCCGGCTGCACGGTGACCCACTGGTCAACGCGCGCAAATCCTCCTGCTGGCGACAAGCGCACTGCCCGAGATCCGTTGACTCCAACACCATCCACAAACGCCGCCGACAGCAAACCCCACACCGACTCAGCGCCCTTCTCCATGTCGCCGCCCATCAGGCTCTGGCGAGCTGCATTCCCAACCTTGCCGCTATCGAGGTAGAGCCCAGGCCCGATGCTTGCAGTATCGGCCGCGCCGAGATTTAGCCCAGTCGTTGGCGCGATTGCAGCAATGTTCGAGTAGCGCGGTGTTCCAGGGCTATCGTCTTCGTTATATGGCACAACCCGAATGCGGCCATAGTAAGTCCCAGGCGCTTTGTCATAGTACGGCGACGCCTTAACCAGTGCACTCGTAGGGCCACTGTCCCACTCATGCCACGGCGTCATCTGATGTACGCCGCCCTCCGATGCCGCAGCATCATCGAAAACGGCATGCTCCCACCCATACCTCTTGGTGGTGCCGAGGGAGACGTTGGCAGCCAATTCGCCGCGGAAGCGGTATTGCGGCGCGCCGTTGAGAGTCGCGACTTCAATGGTCAACGTGAGGCCGGTTGGCGACGGCGGATTCGGATTTGGCGCAACTTCGACCAATCCCTCTCGATACCCAAGCGCACCATTCGTCGCACTATACGCCCACGGCGAAAACACCGTCCCTGCCGCATTCCTCCCACGAATGCGAAACTCTGCGAAGTATGATTTTTCCTGCCGAGGCCAATCTCCACCGAACCGGCGAGAAGCAATTCCCAGCACAGCGATGTTCTTTGGCGCATCACCCAGGGCAGCCCATTCCGATGCGACAATCGTCCCTGGAGAGTCCTCCCAGAATTTGCGCTCCAGTTGGTAGCTATCCGTCGCGGAAAGATCTGCCGCCTCCTTCCAGTAGCAGATAAAGCCGTACATCCGCCCATCTCGGGAACCACTGAAAATCTCCAGGGATGGCGCAAAGTCAATGATCGGCGTGCCAGGTACGGAGTAGATGCCCTTCGCCAGAACAAGCGCGCCAGGCGCCGTCATTACTACCCAGCCTGTCCACTCACCCTCATTGTTGCCGGCACGGATTCGGAATTTGATGTACTGATCGATTTCGATTTTCGGGTATGGCCCACCCGTATATGAGGCAGTTGCCCCTCCAGCGATAGGAGTTCTATTGATCCATTCCGTGGGCGCGAATCCAGCCGTCGCACCGAACGCAGATTCGATCTCGTATCGATCTGTTCCACCCAAGGAAATTGCTGGAGTCCAAGAGTACGTGGGCGCGTATTTTTCCAGCGAAACAGCGTTGTTGACCGTGATGTTCAACGTTGCGCCGCCAGGGGCCTTGGGAGCCACACTGGCCTCAATCCCATCAAGATCATGCTGCGTGAACGAAATCGCCCGCGTTGCGGAGGACGCTTGATATGGGAATGGCTTGTAGCCAACCCTACCCTTATCGTCATATCCACAGGCGTGCAAGTAGATCGTCCGATTCCCGTCCTCATCTGGCTCCACTGCGATAATCTGCGACTTGCGAATCGAGACCTCGAACTGCTGCAGATTGTCGGGCGGATCGAGTTCCGCATTCGCGGTGTACGGCTGGTCAACGGAGTCGGTCACCGCGTCGCCATACTCGATCGAGATATACGCCCCGAGAGTAGGAGAGAAGCGAGTGATCGTCGGGTAGTTGGGCGCATAGCGGTGCACAATCGTGAGCAGCTCGCCCGTCCAAATAAGCGCCGGCGCCGCGGTGTCAAGCTGGACGTCCCCTGGCGCATCGGACAATGCAATACCTGGAGTCAAGAGGTGTCGTGCCGACTTGGCAAAAACAGAGAATTTATCGTCGCCGTTCTTGTTCGCCCCCCAAATCTCGATCCAACTGTCAGCCTCAGGGCCGCCGAAGATGAACTCGCCATCCCTGACGTCCAGTCTGTAATCCGGATCGTTCAGCGGAACCACATCCACTGGATCGATCGCGTCTTCAGCGCCAAACCATGCGGCGCTGATCTGGTGCGCCGTCGTACTGCCAAGGTCTCCTGGTTGCTCCCACGCGGCGATGATGGTGACGACACCGTAGCCATCCTGCGCCACGCTTGCTGAGATGCTCACCATCGGCGGCGGAGCCGCGATGGCGGAATAGCGCCGGAGCGTAAGCCCATCCACCTTCAGCACGCCTGTCGAATGGCCGCCCGCATAAGCGAACACCCGCGCTGTCACTGCTCCAGCCGGGACTGTGCCGACCACGCTAAAGCTCACCCAATCCGCATCGTCGCCAGACAGGATGGATTTAGTCAGCAGTCCCGACAACTCCCCTTCGGCCGAATCGTAGAACCGCGCTTCGATAACCAGGCCATCGGTCACCAAGCCGATGCGCTGGCTCCAGCCCTCGAAGACTATCGACAGCCCCTCACTCACTGGGAACGCGGCCGAGTACACACCGCCCGTATCAGCACCAGAGGTCACCTCAAGGTGAGCGGTGCCGTGCACAGAGCCGCCGGTTACGCGCGACACCCGAGCAGAGATCTCCGTGTTGCTATCCCAGCCCCCCACCTCGAACGAACCATCGGGGATCATGTTGTCCCCTTCGGTTGCCGTTTGGGGCGGTGCCGCGGAATCGTCCACCGGCGCTCCGACCGGGATGGTGTTGCCGCCTGATGCCAGGTCGCGCAGAATCCCGCTTAAATCCTGCAGCATGGGACCGCGAACTGCTTCGGCATCGAGCCAGAGCAGATCAGGATCCTTGCTATTCGGATCATCCTGCAGCTTGATCGAGCGTACGATGTACTGGCTACCGAGTACCCACAACTTGTCACCGGGTTTCAGCACATCGCATGCCGGCTCCAATTCAGAGTTCGTCCGGAAATTCACCGTGACGGGCAACTCGTCGACGGCCGCCAGAATCGAGGCCGCCAACTCATCCGCCTGCTGCTGGGACTTCTGATCCTCCACCGAGACGACTTTGACGTGGAAACCAGATCCGCCCTCGATCGCGGCGCGCGCCGCCACTTCCGCATCATTGGTCGCGTCTACCGTGAGTTGGCCGATGCCGATATACGTCACTACCAGCACGTCGGTTGCCGCCAACGGCGTACCAGTGTTCACCTGAGAGATGAATTGCGACCCAGGCGACCAGAACCAGGGCTTCTCCGCATCTGCCTCTACGCCTGCCTGGCCGAGATCCACCTTCGTTCCGTTCAGCGTGACAATCGGAGCTGAGGCGATCGGATACGGCACCGCATAGTCGCGGCGGGCGCCATCCGGCGGATAACTGGCATGCTCGCTATCGAATCGCTCGACAGCCTCTGGCATGAGGTACTGCCGGAGATTGAGCTTCACCTTGTTGGCGTAGTCCTCCAACGTCTTTGAGATCTTGAGCTCCGTGACATTGTCGCGAGTGACCTCGAACGGCGCGGCGTAGCCGGTGGCATCGGCGTCGAAGAACCGCAGGTTCTTGTGTTCATCGATGTACCATTGCGCCTCAGCGCGCTGTGCCAGGTCGTTTAAGACCTCCGAGACCTTCGGGAAACCAACTATCTTGTACTCGCCCTTGATCACCGTGGCGCATGCCACAAAGGTACTCGTGATGCCTTCGGCATCGAGATCGTAAGCCACGATATCGGCGACAATCTGCTCAGCAGTGGCATCCTTCCACGTGCGCTCTCCAGCGCGGCGCCAATCAGCGAAGGCGTTGAAATCGACCAGCGTCAAGCCGTTGCGCACCATCGGCGTACCGGCCTCGATCACCGGGTCCTGAGACCACACGAAGCCGCCGTACAGCTTCACGCCCTTGCGAGAGATCGCGACCTCGCGTCCAGGCTCGACGCCGTACGTGCCGTCTGGACTATTCACCGTCATAACGCCAGCGCGGCGGCCGCCCAGAGACTGCGATACGGACAGCGAGCCCTTGGCGATATTCCGATGGGCGTACTGCGCCTCATCGGTGACGTTGTCCGCGCCGATGGTGATGAGCCAAGTTGAGGGCATTGCTACAGACGGGCCTTGATCTGGCGGGCGGCCTCCGCCCAGAACGCATCCATGTCGCGGAATCCGATCCAGCCAGGATTGTAGTTATTGATCGTGATTCCACCGCCGCCACCGGCCCCAGGCCCGGCCGCCGCCCAGGCGTACCCCTCTTGCGGCCAAACCCCCAGGCCGAGTTGCCGGAATTCCATCAAGCGGTCATGAAGAGCTACAGTGCGAACATCCAACAGCTTCATGAACGCTTCCAACTGGAGCGTGATCTGGAGAGTATGCCTCACAAGGACATCCAAGGATTTATTGGTCGCCATCCCCTGAAATCCGGATATGATCCCGGTCACGGCGCTGATTGCACCGGTCGCGATTCCCATAATGCCGCCCAAGCCTGCACTAACCGCGCTGCTCGCAGCGCCAGTCGGAGCGCCAGGGAACTGGCTCCAATTGACTCCCGAGAAGATTCCACCCATCCCGGCCAGCGGGTTATTCCCGCTACTGTTGCGAAAGATGCCAGTGAGGCCAACTGCGCCGCTCAGCAGCCCCCCGCTTGATCCACCGCCGAATATGGATGAGAGTGCGCCACCAAGTCCCTGCAATTGCCCGAAGCAACCCGTGATTGACTTACTCAATTCCGCAAACGCGCCTCGAATCAGATTGCGGAGTACTGCCTGCGCGATGTCCTGCGCCACCTGCTTGCCGACATCGCCAAATCCCTTCCAGTGAACGATCGCACTCGCAATGCCGCGATCCAGATCATTCATGATCGTGGAGACTTCCTGCAGCATCTTGCGCTGGCTCACCACCGGCCTAAAGAGTTGCTTCCATTCCTCTTTCGCACCGACTGTCTCAATCGTCCGAATCGACTTCTCCAGTTCATTGAGCTGCGCCTGGTCTTCCTTGGTCCAAGGGGTATCCAACTTAAGCTGCGAAAAATCGACAGCCACCGGCTCTGGCTTGTTCAGGATGGCATCGCGAACCGCTGTCATTTTGCCCGCAATTACGTCAGCGGCCAAACCAGCTCCATACAACTGCTTGGCGTAATCAGCCACGAGATTACTCGCATCAGCGGATTTCTGAGCCACGTCATAGATCGCCTGCGCCGTCGCCTGCATGCCCTGATTGGCATCAGCTTGCGCCAACTGTGCCATCTTGCTCGACAGCTCATCCATGAGGCTAATAGGGCCTTGCATGGGGCCCGACATCTGCTCCAGAACGTCCTTGGTCTTCCGGAGTGAGGGATGCAACTGCTCATTGATCTGGCGTACTCGATCCTGCGCATTCGCCAAGTCCTGATGAGACTTGGTCCCATGCTGGACTTCCTGAGCAATCTCAGAGAGCAACTCCTTCGCCTTCTTCAATTCCTCACTCAACTGCGCAGTCGTCTTGATGCCGAGCTTATTCATCTCCACAGTGGAGTCGAAAAGCCCCTCCGCTTTCTTCTGATTCCCAAGCTCGGCCGCGATCGCCCTTAACTTCCTGAGGAATTCATCGTAAGTGAGCATCCCCGTCTTGTACTGCTGCTGCAGTTCCGCCACATTGACGCCGTGCTGCTGTAACTTGATGATCAGAAGATCTTGCGCATAGACATTGCTCTTCGTGGCGACATCCATCGCTGCTTGAGCGTCGCGGTATTGCTTGTAGACTCCGTGAAGGTAATTCAGCTCCCAAATTAATCCTGCAATTGCTGCGGCCCAAACTCCAAAGACACCTGCGGCCTCAATAGCGGAAAGCTTCAACAATCCGACAGACACCGCCAAACTGCCGCTCAGCTTCGCTCCCAAGTCCACCGCCATCGCACCGGTAGCTGCCAGCGCTTTGGTCACGACAGGCCATGCCGTCGCCACCGCGGCACCAGATTGCACCAGTTGCCCCATCACGAACACAACAGGTCCAGCCGTCGCGGTGATGCCGGCCAAACCCAATACCGCTGCTTGCGCCGATACAGGCAACTCTGCGAACTCGGCGGCCAACCACTTCACTCCTTCAATGCTTGGCTGAATAAAGTCAGTGATCAGCATCTTGGCGGCCGGAGCCATCGACTTCCCGATATCAGCAAGGGCAAATCCTACGGAGTCCCGTACGTTCGACCACATGCCGACCAATGTCATCGCCTGCGCCGCCATGCCGCCACCGAAGCGTTCCGTCATTGCCTCTGTCACGGCGTCGATAGCAACCTGCGCCGAAACACTACGGTTTTCAACCATCTTCATGGCCGCAGCCACGTCCACATTCAGCTTTTTCGCCAGCGCGTCCCAGGCCGGGATTCCGGCTTCCGCCAACTGGCGCATTTCTTCAGCCTGCGCCGTCCCTTTCAGCTTCATTTGCCCAATCGCCAACGTGATGCGATTGATGCCTTCCGCTCCAATTCCCAATGCTGATGCAGCATCGCCAACGGTGCGCAGCGTCGGCACCACATCCTTCGCCGAAATACCCAGGGCCAACATTCGCCGCGCCGAATCCGCTAGCTCGGGAAACTCGAAAGGAGAGCTTGCGGCAAAGGCTTTTAGTTCCTCCATCTTGGCCTTCGCCGCGGCGGAACTCTTAAGCATGCCAGTGAAAGCCACACCCGTCTGCTCGATTGCTCCGGCAGACTTCAGCGCCGCGGCTCCCAGCCCCACCAGCGGCACAGTAATACCCAACGACAGGGATTGCCCTACCGCCGCGGCACCTTCCCCCATCTGGCGGAAGCCAACCGTTTGCCGATTCACCTGCGCTGCCGTCTTGGCCAAGTCCGCATTCACTACACGGAATGCTTCCGACAGGGATCGGGCATCGCCGGTGAATTTCACCGCTAGTTCGGAATGTCGTCCCATATGAGATTGGGTCTACTGCGGAAGTTTAGGCAGGCGGCCGGCAAGTGCGATGTGAAAATCGCGTTCATCTTCGTGCCAGCAGATGACGCCTGATAACTCCCTAGGCGTCATCTGCCAAAACTGATCTACCGTCATGCGCAGGCGGTAAATCGCAAACGTCCTCATTCTGAGCCAGTAGTCTCCTCGAAAGGGTCGTCACTCGGCTCCGCGGCGTCCAACTCCGCCTTCTTCCTCCGCATCACCGGGAGAACGTCCCGCTCCAGGAGCGCATTGACCACATCGGTGACCTCATCCTGGTTGTCGATATTGATGCGCTGGCGAACGTATTCCAGTTCGATCTTCGGGTGCAACCACAGCATGGATGCCCAGAGGAGCAGCGTGAACTTAAACGTCGTGGCGACCGTCAGATCCCAGAACTTCGTTTCGGCCGCCATCATGCCGATGCCGCTGTTATACTCTGCCAGCGCCAGATCTGCATGCGCCAGGCGCAACGCATAGGCCCGCTCATCAAGGATGAAGGTGATAGTTGGGCTGGGGATCATTGCGGCCGTCATCGCCGGCGGAAGGTCTGCGACTTTCGCTTTACTCTGCGGCACGGAAGTCTCCGTCGAGCAAGAGCTTAAAGGCACATGTTCTCGGCTGATTCGCGGAGTAGGATGGCATGCCGAACGCCACAACAGTGGCGTCGAAGAAATCGGTTTGCCCATCCGAGTCCACCTTTTTGAACGTGCCCTTTGTGCCAGCCTTACAGGCAGCCCTGAGAGCCGCGTGAACGACATCAGCCGGCACATAATTCACCGTGCCCTCAAATGTACGATCGCTGGGCATACCCGGCAAGGAGCGCGACTCTGAATCGCTTATTGCGGTTGCCGGGATCGTGGTGCGCTCCCCGCCGCTTCCGGTTAACGTCGTAATGCCATCGATCAAGGCAAACACCGTTGGGGCGGTTCGCCAGTAAAGTTTCGTATTTTGCGAAGACGCCGGGTCAAAAGGCATCGATTATCTCCTTACGTGATTGGGACATACACCAGCTCGTAGACTGATTCCACAGCGAACAAGCTATATTCCGGATCAAACTCATCCTTCGCGTCCACCCGCGACGAGGACTTCACTAGATATCCGCCGGCTCCTCCCATCGGGCCGTAGTACGTGTGCAGACAACGCTTAACTGCCTCAGCGATCGCATGTGCGGTCGCGTGGTCCATGCTCAGCGCCGTGAGAGTCCATCGTGTTGCTTCACTTCGTCCCCACGTGATGCTGAGCTCCGGCGCCAAACCATCCAGCCGAAACACGAGAGTGTCCGGATACGGCTGGTTCGGTTCCTGCGGCGACGGCCCGACAACGGGACAGATGCGGTCCCCCACCAGATCCACCACAGCATCAGCAGCGGCTAGATGGGCATAGAGAGCAGATGCGAATGCCATGCCTAAGTTCCAGAGAGGATGCGCTGCTGAATCTGATGGATCTTGGCGGCAGCTTGATCGAGCGCCAACTGGCCGCCTTGCTCAATACCTCGCTGCCACATGTGGCGCCGTTCTTCGACGATATGGCCATACGGTGCCGTATTCACATACCTGGGCTTCAGGTTCGTCTGGGCAAAGGCTCCGGGCCCGTAACGCCGCCGGGCATCCGCGCTTTGCGTCCACGCCCGACCGATCGTTGCCGTGCGCAGGCGGCCGGTGCGCACCGGAGCGAGGCTCCTCACTGTCCGCGCCAGTTGCGCGGCGGCCGCGCCCAACGCCTTCGCCGTGTCCTCTTCGTACGGAGAATTAGCGATTGCCAACACTCTCCGGACCAGGCTCTCGCGGCCAATCAACTCTACCTTCACTGGAGCCCCTTACACACCAGCGTTAGCTCATCCGCGTCGGCCGGCGGCCGGTTATCACGCGTCTGAACGCCTATCACCTCGTAGGTGCGTCCTGCATGTCGGACTCGATCCCGAGGAGCCACGTCCAGCCCTCCGAGGCACTCGTAAACCACCGTCACCATGTCGTACTGCGCCATCAGCCGTTCAAACCGTTGCGTTTGCCGCGGCACTGCGCGCGCCCAGCGCTCGCCGATCGACACCCACAGATGCTCATCGCGCTTCAGTGCGCCCGTAGCGCCGCGGCTCTCCGGCAGACGCTCGATCACAATACGCTCTTTGCGATCTTGGGCAATCACTTGTATCTCCGGATCAGATCCTGCCACACCTGGCGGATTCGGCGAATGTACAGTTCGGCATTGCCCGCTTGGGCGGGCAACCCGTCAAAAAGCTCCTGCGTTTTCAGCAACAGACCGTTTCGCACGTCGCCGGGCAGTTCCGCCCAGGTCCATCCGGCGCTGAACTCCACGCGCACGCCGTTGATCGGGACCAGTGCCTCTGCCGGCCAGTTCGCGCCATCCGCCAGCACAATTCGCCCAGGCTGCCGCACGGCATCCACCAGGTACGACGCCGGCGCCATCGTCTCCCATTCATCGGGCGCGTTGCCAGTCGGCAAGTACTCGATCGCGGTTACGCCGGCGCACTTGCCACGCCCGAGATCGAGATGATAGCCACGCGGCCAAGTGTCGAGGTAGAGGTACCACGTCGATGCGAACATGGCGCGCTCTGTAATGCGCTCGAATTCCGCGATGGCGCCCTGCACATAGCCCTCAATGAGAGCCGCGTGCAGTCCATCTGCGCGGAGATGAGCATCCGCCAGCGCGAGGAGTTGCTCCGGCACCACGGCCGGTATCTTGAGCGCAAAACCCATTACCGCCGCCTCCGCTTCTGGGGAATTTCCCCAGCCTGCTCCAGAAGCGGTGAGTCTGCCGGCAACCCACTTACCAGTGCCTCAGTGAGAGGATATTGCTCCGCAGGCAACCGCTCCGCGAGGCCTGCCTCAATGCGTCCGAGGGCAATCTCCTCAGACAGTTCGATCAGCTCACCAGGCCGCACAGAGAAGTCTTCTCCCGCCCATGACACGAGATTTCGGACCGTCATCATCTGCGTCCCTTCAGCCACCCCGCCACGGGACCGGTGCAGTACCAGCTCAAACCGCCTGGTGCCAATCGCCCATTCAGCGGGACGACGAACACCGCTCGCGCATCCAGCTTCGTGCCGTCCATGATGGGCACTGGCGTTGCCTGCCGATCCTGCACGTAACACTGCACCTGCGAGTCTGTACGGCTAGTGAGATGGAGAGCCTCCATCTGCACATCCCCGGTCAGCACGTCTGTCATCGTTGTCGGCACGGTGGCCGGCACCGTCTCAAAGAAGTTCCCACTCTGGTTGTGCGTCCGGACCTGGCCGTAGACCAGCCATGTCAACACAATGACCACAAAGATCGCCGTACGAATGCTCTTCATATGAGTCCTCGTGTCAGCCAGGCTCCCAAATGGAGCCTGGCTGACTGGTGTTCATCGTTTGGGGTTATCAGGCCGCCGAATTGGCGTAGTGCTTCACGGCCGCGGTGTCGGTGAGATTGCCGCCGCCGCGCATGAAAGACAGGAACCCAACCTGGCCCTTCTTGGCGTAGGCGGAGTCGGCAAAGCGGAAGATGGTCACCATGGGCACGTCGCGAATGATGTACTTCAAAAACAAGCCATACAGGATGCTCTTCGCATTCGCAGCCATCACCGGTATGTCCTGGTTGATGACGATCGGATCGCCCAAAAGCGTTTCGGGAGCCTTCGCCGCGATGCCTCCGTCATAACTTGGCAGCCAGATCGGCCGGTTTTCGGCGTCCTTCAACTTCCTGATCGCCTTTACCGTCTTATCAGCCATCATCCACTTGCCACCCTGCTTCCGGTAGGCAGGATCGACGGCGTGTTGCAGATCCAGCAGATCGTCGTAAATGATCGACGTGGTCTGCCCGTTCGCTCCCGTCTTGCCGAGCGAGCTCTTCTCGACAATCCCACCCGGCTGGCCGATGCCCGTGCCAGTCGTGTGATAGGTATTCTGGATTCGCGCGATGCGCTCGCCCAGTCTGCGATAGATCAGAGCTTCCAGATTGACCGCGGAATCTTGCAACAACTCAACCGGCACGCCGATGGTTTTCGACGAGAACTTGTACACCACCAACGGCACATTGCCGAAGGCGATGTCGAGGTCCGCGACCGGAGCGTTCTCCGCCACCAGTTCGCCGACTTCGGCGGTGCCGTCCGTCGAAGGATAGTTCATCGCCTCGCCGCTGCTTGTCGTGATGACCGTGGCCACCGCGCGCATGCCGCCGAATTCCTTCATGGCTTCGATCAGCGCCGGCACCGTTGTCGTCGGGACGGTGTAACCGCCCTCGGATCCCGTTGTGGTGCTCATCGTGTCGCGGAACTGAGTGATTTCGTCCCCGCGTAGTCCATTCTCACCAACCCGCAGCAGCCGATTCAGAATTACCACTTGCCCCGAATCCCCGCCGCGCTGACCATCCGGCGGGGTCCGTCCACGATCCGCGAACGAGTTTGCCGCCTCCATGTCCATGAGCCGCTGCTTCCGCGCGATCTCATCGTCGGCCCGGGTGAGCTCCGCCTCAAAATCCGCCCACTTGGTCTGCTGTTCGGGGCCCCAGGCGGCTCCTTTGTGCGCATCGTTCAGCGCACGCATGTTTCTCGCAATTTCCGCCCGGCGCGCCCGCAGGGCTTCGATTTCCTTCATATGGACTCCTTGTTCGGTCTTGCCTTGTCAGGCGATGCCGGCCAGGATTGCCTGGCGCCGGCGGGTTTCGTATTCACACTCATCAGCCGGCCGCATCACCAGCCCCGACGGTGCATTCTGATAGCACGCTGCCAGCGCCGACGCAGGCTGTACGGCGCCATCCACGACGCGGTCGACGAAGCCGGCGGCCAGCGCCTCATCGGCCGTGAACCACGTCTCCGCATCCATCCATGCGGTGATCTCAGTCCGCGTCTTGGATGTCTTCTTCTCGTAATCGGCGGCGATCGATTCATCGAGTTTTTCGAGTACGGCGATCACCTTCGCATGATCTTCTTTGTTGCCATACGTGATGGTCCACGCGTTGTGGATCATGAAGAACGCCCCCTTCGACATCTCCACCTCAGCGGCCGAGGTGGCAATATACGTCGCCGCGGATGCGGCCAAGCCATCCACGTGCGCGATGATGCGCGACTGGTGAGAACGAATGGCGGTCGCGATCGCCCGTGCCTCGAAGACATCACCGCCGGGTGAGTTGATCCGGAGGTGAATGGTCGGCACAGTGAGCGCGTTCAGCTCGCGCACGAACTGCGCTGCTGAAATGCCTCCGTACCAGTCCTCCCCGATGATGTCGTAGAGGTACAGAGTCGCCTCATCCTTGCTGGCCGCACTCTTTGGCGCCGCCGGCCGCGGCCCGTTCCGCACCATCCTAAGCAGTTGGTTTAGCTTCACTCGTCTTCTCCCACTTGATCAGCGTGTCTCCGCCATCGATCGGCGGCCGCCCTTCCAGCGCACGGACTTCGTTCGGGGTGGCGAAGCCCGGACCGGTGCTTCCACCTAGCGCCATACGATGCGCCTCGTACCGCGACTTGATATCGGCTCTTTCTAGGCCATCCAAGTTGCACCGCATGTAGGCAGAGAAATCAGGGAACAGCTTATAGCTGAACTCTTCCTCGATTCGCCGCGTGTAACGCGAGAGGGTGTATCGAGAGAAGCCAGCACCCATCGTTTCGATGCCCGCACCCCAACTCGTGGTCTTCTCCGTATGGCCCACCATCCACGGCGGCACTCCGTAGAACCGGCAGACATCTTCTACCTGGTAACCTCGCGTTGCATTCAGTTGGGCGTCCTCCGGCTTTAGGCCGAGAGTCTTGACGTCGAGCCCGCCTTGCAGGACGGCGGGCAACCTGGACCGTTCTAGCGAGCCGTACCTCTGGGCCCACATCCTACGCGTCTTGTCTAATAGCTCATCATCCATGTCCCCGTCAGTCTTGAGGAACACATCGGGGACACCGCCATGCTTGAAAAACCGGGCCGAATACTCATCCGCAGCCATTGCCAGTCCGATTGACGTCCTCGCAGAATGCCGAACAACAGGTAGGCCGCGGAGGCCATCGAAGCCGGCGCCTGGCACATGAAGCACTCCAGCCGGGAGGCGCCGGATCGGCTTTTCATCGAGCCAAATGTCATATACGACTTGGCCCGATACCCGATGCACCTGAACGTCCTCCTGTCTCAGCGGAAGCAGTTCTACAACATCGCCATAACCATTGCGCTGGATCAGTGAGAACGCATCCCCGCCCAACAGCAAATCCTCCAACAGCCACTGCCAGTAGATGGCAGCACTCAGGATCTCACTCGGGCGCACGTTGAGCAGCCTGTAGTACGAGTGCTCGATGCGCATGGGGATGTCTGCGCCTGGTTGCCCGTCAAAGATCTGCTTCGGTAGTGAGGCGATCGCGCCGGCGATTAGATTGACGCATGCAACAACCGTGCTCACGGTCATGGCGGACCGCTCTGTGACCACAGTCCCCGCCAAGCTCTCCACTCCACCGGTGAGCAATTCGTAGAGCTCCGATCCCCGATGCCCATCAGACGAACGCATTTCATTGCGCACTGCGAGGATGTCGCACCCAGAGTCCAGCGCCAAACTGGCCAACGTTTCGATTCGCATTACAGAAGCACCATGGAGGGCCTTGGCTTCTCGGCCTGGGGAGCCGACGCCAAAGCGAGAGCCATCACCGCGGCAACCATGCCATCGATTCGGACTGAGCTCTTGTTGCGATCTGGCTTGACGAACTTGATATTACCGGCGGCATCTTGTGTCGTTTGGACGGAATCAGCCATCCAGCGCAGCACCGGGTTGCCGTCGTGCTGCCAGCGCCGCAAGGCAATGAGCGTGAGCAGTTCCTTCGTCGGCGCCGACATGGAACCGAAGCCTTGCCCGAAGGCCGCCACATCAAAGCCCTCTCGCTTCAGTTCTTGCCAGACGCCAAGACTGCCCCACCTGTCAAAGGCGAGCTGCTTGATGTTGTACTTAGCCTTGAGCTTCACGATGTCGGCGATCACTCGCTGGTAGTCGACCTCGGGCCCATCGCACAGCGTCACCAGGCCATCGCGCGCCCAGACATCCCACTCCACGCGATCGCGGCGCACGCGATCGCGCAGCCCTTCCTTCGGCAGCCAAAAATGGCTCAGCGCAAAGAAATAGTTGCCCATGGGAAAGACCAGCTCGAAAGCTGTC